GGTATGCAAAACAAACTCCAGAGCGTTTAGAATTTGCAAAAATGCTTGTAGGTGAAACGGAACAAACGGAAACAGTAACGGAACAGCCTGAAGCCCAACAAGAGCCGACACAAACGAAAGAAGTAGAGAAAGAGCATAACAACCAACAAACAGAAGAACGGCTGCAAACTGAAAAAGAGCAACCGCAAAAAATTAAAGTAAAATCAATCACTTTCCTATGGTCTGAATCTCCAGTCATTAAAGACAATGCAACCGTTACAACATGGGCAGAAGCTAACAAAATTATAAAAGATATTGCGTTTTATATTGAAAATGACGGATACAGAAAAACCGCTTTTCTTGTTGAATGGATGGACGGTCAAACATATGAGGGAAGAATAGACGTTGAAACAAAAGACTTTTACAAAGAAGCTCCTTTATCTGAACACATAGAAAACTTTGCTTTGTGTATGGCAGGAATGAAAAAACCTTATCATTGGACACAAGAACAATATGAAAACTACCTAAACGCTTTAAAAATCAATCGTGAGAAATGGAAAACATTTTTAAATACTTACATGCTCTATAACGAAGAAACACCAAAAAGCCCACATGATCCACATGATCATGTGGGGAAACACAATAACAGCGCGGAAAATAGCGAATTAGCTGCAATAGTAGCAGAAGAAACGCAACCTCTAGAAGTATTGTTTTATCATGAAGCATTAACAGAAGCCCAAAACGCAAAAATTAACGAGATTTTAAACCGTCATAAAAACAATGACAAGTTTACCTTTGTAGCTGTCTATAAATGCAAATCAGAGCCGAAACATGCCATTTTACATGTCATTAATGAATTAGGGAAAGATCAATATTTCTATTTCACCACTGCCGGATTATTTGCATTTTCTACACATGAAATTTGTTACTATGATCGTCATGTGTATGGCGTGGAGTTACTTCATACATTTACCAATAACAACGACAACATGCAATCACAAAGCAATGAACAAGAAGAAAAAGCCATGAATGATACTATACAGGAAGCTGAAGATTCCAATAACACAAACGAAACACACGAACTAGACATTTTACATGAACAAAATAACCATGACACAATGCAGGAAAATGCCAAAAAACTTAATAACACGCTTGCTAATGAATCACCAGAAGATTTACAAGTCAATAATGCCCATAACACAAACCAAGCCCAAACGCTGCAAGTATCCTATAAAATCAACGATGAAAAGAACGGCATAGAACTTTATTTTTCCGAAAAGCCAAGCGAAGAAATTCGAGAGCAATTGAAACAATACGGTTTTAAATGGTCACGTCTTGGCTTTTGGTATGCTAAAAAGACAGACGAGCGACTTAATTTTGTTCAGTCGCTCCTGTCTGATTCATATAACAGCGAACTGACAGAAGAACAGCGAAAAACATTAGAAAAACGTCTGGAAAAGGATAATGTAAAGCCTTTACGCTTATTTAAGTGTAAAAATACATCTAACATCTTATTAGAGTGTATCAATACTAATTTAGACGATCAAAAGCCGTTTTATTTCCTTATTCGCTCTAATGGTGAAGAAATCGGTAAAGGATACAATAGCGATATTTTAAATAATTATGTATTGATTTATTCATACGCTACACATAACAGTCAAGAGGTAAGCGAACGGAGAACCTATGAGGATATTAATATTGACGACATTCACACCTATGTCATTGATGAACGTCTACAGGAAGCTGAATATGCGGCAAGCTGGATTTTTCGTACACAAAAACGAGATCACACAAAGGAAATACAAGAATTATTTACTCAATATAACAGGAAGGTCATTGACTTGCTAGAACAAACTGACAACGAGCGCATAAAGTATTATCTTAAAAAGTCGCTTCAGTCATTTAAAAAGTGTTATTTTGATAATTATGTGAAAATATTGCGTCATCGTAGTGAAAACCCATCGTGGGCTATTACTGGGCGCGGAAATTTAAACAAGCGCAAATATGACAAAGCGTTAAGCCGATATGATAAGTTAATACAAGAGTCCATAGAACTAACAAAGCAAATAGATGCAGCTATTAACAGAGCAAAGAACGAAATACAAAAAGAAAAAGAGCAACGTATAAAGGAAGCCATTAAGAATATAAAGAATGAACTTACATTTACAGTCACGACAAAAGAAATTAACTATATGGGCTATAAAGAACGCAAACGTGTTTATGTTTATGGGAATTATTGGGCAGCTCGTTTATGGGGATGTTATCGCATTTTTAAACATAATAAAGAAATTCACGAAATGAAATCAACCGATAAATTAGAGGATGCAAAACGATATATAGCTTATTTGGTACAGCAGGAGAAAGAAAACCAAAAAGTATCATAACAGCGTCACTGCTAGCGAACGGGCTTATATGGCGTTTATACGGATTTTAAGTGAATTATATAATACGTATTTTATTAAACGTATAAACGCCATTCTATGCCTTAAAATTGACGTTTTCACATAACAGGCAACGAAAAAAGTTACGGCGATATTTTAAGCTATGAACGTTTTTCGTTTTCAGTTTTTAATATAACAGCGAGGCTTAAAAATCACGATGACTTTTTAATTTAAAATATTTTTCGTTTTCGGTTTTTAACATAACAGCACAATAAAAATATCATCAGTCATTTTCGCAAACTTCAATAACAGAATTGGAAATTTATTGCCAATATTTTTGAGGAGGTGATAAAAATGTAAATAAAAATATAAAAACACAATAACAGGTTGACTTGTATCGAGCCAGCTTATTTTACAAAAATGAAAGGAGTCGATGCGATGCCACCATTAAAAGACCTTACCGGTCAACGTTTTGGTAAATTATTAGTTGTTGAGCGTGCAGAAAACATCAATGGAAGAGTAGCATGGAAATGTTTATGTGATTGTGGAAGAGAGCACATAGTTAGAACTGGACATTTAACAACTAAAAATGGACAACGTTCATGCGGAAAATGTGATTATAAATATGAGAATAATTTATATGAATTTAAAGATGGTTATGTAGTTGGTTACGATCCAAAAGGAAGACAATTTTATATTGATGAAGAAGATTTATTTAAAATTAAACATATTACATGGCATGTCAATGATAAAGGTTATGTTAATGGAAATTTCAAGGGAAAACATGTTATTTTACATAGATTTTTAATGAATCCAAAAGATAATGAAGAAGTAGATCATATAAATAGAAAACCATATGATAATCGAAAATCAAATTTAAGAATATGTGACCGTGCTAAAAATGCTATGAATAGAAGTAAACCAAAAAATAATAAAAGTGGTGTAATTGGGGTGTTTTGGAAGAAAAATAAATGGTATGCACAAATAAGAGTTAATCGTAAAACAATTCATTTAGGTTGTTTTGAGAACTTTGAAGACGCAGTAAAAGTACGAAAAGAAGCCGAAAAGAAATATTTTGGTGAATTTGCTCCATCACATAATGAATAATATTTGTTTTTATACATAACAGGCTCTAAATAGTCAAGCTGGCTTATTTTTAACTAAATACATCTTACGTACTTACCATAAAATCCATGTTTTATAAATCATTGGGATTTACAATTTATTATCAATTGAAAGGAGAGTTTTCATGAAGAAACGGACAAAAATTATTGTTACTTATAAAAAAGATAACTGTAATACAAATGAAAAAACATTCGTTACAATGAAAAAAGTAAAATCATTTGTTAAACAAACACATTCAGCCAATATTACAAGAATGGTTTTTATACAAAATCAATACAAAATTAAAGTAAAAACAACAAATAGGTTTGTTTGGAGAAACGGTAAATTGTATAAATGTTTTGATCATAATTTTAATTACGACATTTGGAATTCATTATAATAAAAAAGGTCTATAACTATAAATATAAAAAAATATAAATAAATTACAGCTTTTATCATAACAGCAAACATGCTAAATTGCCTGTTTGTTTCAGTTTTTCACATAACAGCTACTATTTTGTCGAACTGGATTGTTTTCATAATTCATTATAACAGGCGACTATATATCGAACTGACTCATTCCAACATATTAAAGAAAAATATAAAAATATACTTGATATTTGACAAATCAGATTATATAATGTAGTCAAATAAAACAAATGGGGGAATACAATGCAAATAAAAATTAAAAATTATAGTGGACGAAACCCTGAAATAACAGGAATTGATATTTTAAACAGCGATGTTTTTTCTTACAAGTTGGAGATAAGGAATACAGGTTTCACACAAATAAAAACGGTGATTTAGTTATGGTTTTGATCAATGGACATGATATTGG